ATCTTCTGCCGTTAGTTCTTCATCTGACAAAGGTTTTAATCCAAATTCTGCTCTTATTTCATCTTGAGTTAAAACACTTTTTAAATCTTCTACAGTAAACTTAGTAGTAATAGGTTTAGCTTGTACAAAAGATATTGGTAAGTTCATACCATTAACCTCAAATATTTTAGATAATGTTTTTATTATCGCTTTTTGGTAGGGAATAATTACAGTATTAAGATATATTTCAAATGCACTATTCATTTCATCAACATTTGATCCCAAACCTCCACCTGCATCTTTAATTCCTAAAAGCATTGGGGATGTAACTCTGTGAGCAGTTAATACATTTTGTATTAATGTTTCATTTAAATTTAAAAACTGCTTATCGCTATCACTCATACCTATAGCAGTAATTTCAGGAGTTCTAGTTTTGTCATCAGAAAAAGTTAATACAAACTTTCCTGCATTTTGACTTCCTGAAAATTTAGATGCTAAACTTCGTTCTACCTGTATTCTTTCTTCTTGTGTTGGTACTCCATTTGCAAACGAAATTAAGTGCGTACCACTAAATCCATTACTTATTACATTTAGCATATACTCTGAAACCTTACTATCAGTAAGAATCCAACAAGTCGCTGCTATATAATCAGGTGTGTGGTAAACATCCATATTTGGACTGTAAAGACCTGTATAAAGTATTTGGCTAGGACTTGTTCTGTCTTTAGTGTTAAATGCTGCTATCGGCATTGGTTTGTTAGTCCTTGTATTACTCCAGTCTGCACAAACATAGTAGGTATCTATAACACCCATAGCATTAGGTTTTCCTGCTCTAATTTTTTCAACTCCTATATGATGTATTTCAGATATGCCAGTTCGTGCCTTATTATATATAATGTGTATTGCATAAGCCCCTTGTAATTTAAAGTCAAATGCAATCTTTTTTATTACTTCGTGTAGTGTTTCTTTACCATTCGGTTCTGCAAAGAATTTTTTAAGTTTTACATATTGTTCAAGATTATCGCTTTCATCAACTATTATATCCTCCCCTGCAATCATCTCCGAAGTTGTGTTTACGATAGCAGAATGGGTACTAGATGTATTATATAAGTCTATTAAGAAATTTGGGTAAAGGTTTTTCCACTCTCCTTTTGCATCTGAATATTCTATATACTCTCTCCCTCTAACTTCCTGTACTACTGGACTTGTTTCGGATGATAAATCTACTGATAAAATTGTATCTTTCATTTTATTTATTTTATATTTCTTCTAGTTCTTCAGGATCAATGTCAGTACCCTCAGCATTTTTCTCATATCCTGCAAACGAATGTACGCAATCTGTTGGGAATATCTCATTAGTTCCAAAGTCAAATTCTTCTGTAGTCATTAAGTCGTAATATACTCCAGTATAATAAACAGGAGGAGTTATCTCGTGTCCATTAGGATCATACGTTCCTGGTATCTCTACTATCTTACCTATATATACTATAGCTTGTGTACCATTAATGTAAACTTGTTCTCCTTCTAATACTTCATAAGTACCTTTAGATAGTAAGTCAGCATCTCCTGTTGCTTTGTCTGTGTATTGTAGTTTGTATATATTCATATTATGTAGTCAAAGAAGTTAATTGAGCATCTGTTAAAGCAGTATTGTAGACTTGTAGTTGTTTTACTTTGCCATAGAAAGGTGAGCCTCCACTTCCACTATTAAATTGTAGTGAATTTAAACCTATTGGAGTATTACCACTTGTATCCGTACCTACTTCAACACCATTAATCCAAAACTTAAAATCATTTTGATTGTATGAAAAAGCAAATTTATTTGATTGTGTTGTTGTGATAGATTTATCTATAAGAACATCTAATGAATTATTTGATACAACTTGTACTCTTATTATATTTGCATTATTTGAAAATAACAAGGCAATTCTATTATTATTTGTGCCATCACTAATAGAAATACCTCTAAATGTTCCATCATTAGCCAAAGCAGCCATCTCTACAAACAAAACCCCCTCACTATCATTAATCAAACTACTTATACCATCTCTTGTAAAGACGTCTTGATTTCTTGTAACTGAACTTCCTGATGTTGGTATGTATGATGTTGCGTAAGAACCTGCTTCTAGTTGTGCACCCCAAACAATAACAGTTCCTGCTGTTCCATTATCTCTTAAAATATAAACACCTATACTTGTACATCCAACTGGAGTAGCAAATGAAACTGTTACTCTTGTAAATGTAGATGAATTTAATTGTGAATAATAACTTGTAGAAGCTATTATATCTCCACCATTTGTGTTATCGTAAACTGAGTATTTGACATCACTTGCAGTACCTCTTTTTGCATAAAAAGAAAAAGTATAATTTGTTGATGCGGTTACAGTTGTATTTTGTTTTATATTACCACCTCCTCCACTTGGATTTGTTAAGGATGAGGCATCATTATTTCCGCTTGGAGAAATACCTACATTTGATTGTACTGTATAATTTACCTTAGTCCATTGAGTAAAATCTTCACTATAAGTTATAAGATTAGTCCTCTGTGGCTCTGCTAATATATGTGGACAACCTCCTCCTGTGTAGTCTATACGAGGTACGTTATCTCTTGTAACTTCTTTTACTGATACGTTGTCTAGTGATATGTTAGAGTTTGTTGTAGCGTTTTGAAACAAAAAAAGTTGATTTGCTGTGTTTTTTATATAAATTGTATGCGTAACTCCTAAATCAATAGGTGCATCTATAAAAGAACCTGCTGAAGAATAATATTTAAAACTTGTAACTCCATTATTTGCTACTACTTGATATTGTAATTTATAAAGTTGATTTGTTGTTAAAATATTATTAGAAGATACTCCATTTGTTGCGTATGCCAATGAAGATGATTCAGATGCTGAATTTGTAAGTGTTATTTGACCACCTGATATTGATACATTTGCTGTGTTAGAATACCAACCTAAAGTCCAAGTATTTGTAGAAGGAGTACCATCAGTAGTAAAATCTCCATTTGTAACTTCTTCCCCACCTAAAACCTCAGCATGATTTACTAAGCCATTCTCATCTACTCTTGTAGCAGCAGTTGCTCTAGTAACATCCATATCTGATGCTGTGTATTCTTTTACTGATACGCTTGATACACTAAAAAGAGCATTTGACATTCCTCTTAGTATTAAAGATGATGCAGCAATATTATGTGTAAAGGTAAAAGTTTGTATTCCTGTTTCTGTTATAGTATAAAGATTATTACCATTTCCATTTACAAATTCAGCAGTACCTACTCCATCATAACTTGTAACATTAACTGTAACAGTATATCTAACTCCTTCTGTCAATATATCTTGATATATACCTGAATTAGCACTAGCACCAATAGTTGCTACACCTCCTGTTGCACTTGTAGTACCATAACCTGTCCAACCTGTTAAATCACTAGCAAAATCTCCATTAGTTAAAAGTTCAGCACCCTCACTAGGCACAGGCACTACTGCATACAATTCTCCTGCCTTATATCCGTTAGGAGTTACTACTATACTAACATCATCTAATAAACTCATGCTATATTATTTAAGGTTTTTAATTGTGCTACTAAACAAGCCTTAGCTTCAAATACTCCACCATCAGCAATAACCCTATCTTCAAAAACATTAACTTGTATTTGAATAGGTGTTAAACCTCCTTTATTACTTGAAGGTAAAGACATTCCAAGTGCTAACTTCATTATATTACCTGATCATAGTAACAAATAGCTACTCCACTTGTTAAAGTTATAGCCGTTACTTGTAAAAATAAAGTAGTACCTGCTGCAAAAGTCGTATGAAGATTTGATGCTGCTGACCCTGCACCTGTTTGTATATTAGTTGCAGTTATTGAAGCTACTACACTTTCTACTGGAAAGAATACTGCATAATAATCTTTACTTGTCATAGCTGTAGTGCTTATCACATCACATCTATGCTTACCTAATTGCTCTGTTAAAAGCTGTTGTACGTTTTCTATCGCCATTTTTTAATTTTTTATTGTCCGTAATATATATAATTTGTACCACTTGGTTCAGGATGTTGATTATATTGTACTTCTTCACTTCCTGCCGTTTCTGATACTAATAATTTTCCTAATTCTACCCTACCTTGTACTACACCCTTTGTATTTGCTACAGGACTTAGTACATCATTTTCATTTATTGGTGCAGTACCTGATCCTAAAACTACACTTGCACCCTGCCAACTTACCTCGTATATTTCGTATGTCCAATATCCATTAGGTTTAAAATCTACTTTACCCTCATAAACATTCTCTGTAGTATTATGTAATATCTGAACACTTGTATATCTATCGTTTACTGCTTGACTTTGTCCATATCCATAAACTACACCACCTGATAAATTATTAGTAAACTTAAATAGATACCTTATCTGTGCTTTTGGTACTGCAGTGTCTATACGTTTTTCTTCCGTAGTCGTGTAGAATGTTGCAGTAGAGCCGTAAGTTGCGTGTATCATAATGTGTTTACTTACTATATAATAGAAAAAAGTCTTTTTTGTTTGATAAAAAAAAAGGACTACCGAAGTAGTCCCTTAAGAAATATGAAAACAATAGTTTACGAAGTAACTATACTTTGGTAAGTAAATGCAGCATTGTCTAGTGGAGTTGTAGTATAGTCAGCTACTGTTACCATAGCATCTCTTTCCATACCATCAAATGTCCAGTCATAGCCGTTCATATCCCCA